ATCTTGATGAAACTGCAAGAGATGAAGATCCAATTTTTGGATTCGCAAGAGCTAAAACAATTGCAAGAACAGAATCGACGCGTATCATATCAGGGGCGCAAAATAGATCATTCGATAAAGCCGAAAGGGAATTCGGTTTAGTTGTCAAAAAGATTTGGGTAGCTAACCGAGATGCAAGAACCAGAGATTTGCATTTGGATTTGGAAGCAAAATATGGTGATGAATCTCAAGCAATACCCCAAAATTACGAATTCGAAATAAACGGATTCAAAGCCCAAGGTCCCGGTTTGTTCGGTGACCCATCGATGGACGTCAATTGCCGGTGTGCAGTTATACCAGTTGTTGAGTAGATAAGAAGCCGCAAAAAATGCGGCATCTTGTCACCCACTAATTTATTGTGCAGATTGGAATCTCATCAAAAGTCCTTCGACTTGAGATTGCAATCTTGCAATTGATTTTCCATTTAGAGAGACTTCGTCTTTTATATCTTTCAAAGTCCGATCCAGTTCCCGGCGCATATCATCGTCTTTCTGCCTTGCCGCTCTTCGCTCTTCGGCGTACGTTGATATTTGGGTTTGTCTTTCATCGGCATATGTTTTTATCTGAAGATCGTATTTTTCAACAACTTCTCTATATCGGTCACGAATCTTTTCTTGGGTTTGGCTGGATTCTTTTTGCAATCTCTCTAACCGCTCTTCATATTGAACCCGCATTTCGTCACTTCGATTTTGGTCTTTTGCTTTTGACCAAATCATATAAACTAAAAAAAGGCCGGCTATGCCATAATCGACCAAGGCTTGCAAAATTGGATCCATGCGATTTTATAGCATGAGTCTTCATTAATAGAAAACTATTATTGATAAAAAAGAACATTTTTATGCATTATCGACTTCACTTCTTAAGCTAAATACTATATAATAGTAACACAGTAAACAACAAAAGGAAAAATCATGAGCAAAGAGAAAAGAAAATTAATCAAAAAACATAATCGAATTTTAGATCAAATCCATAACTTGCAATACAACAAAGACGGTTCAATGAAGGCCAACATCAACTTCAAAGAATCAATAAATCAAAAACTCACCCTCTTGATGATTCAAGAGAAAGAAATCTATAACAAACTCATCATTTGCAAATAGAGGGTAGATAAATGAAGGTATATGTTTTAGAAATATCAAATGATAAATCAAGATCCGAACCATCGATCTTTTTGTTTTCAAATGAAGAAAAGGTCATCGATTTCATCATCACTTATTTTGATATTGATGTAGATCCAAAAGATATAAAATCAATTACTGAAGTGTACCATGCACTTTATAATGAAATCAATCAAGGTTTGTTTGATGATATGGAACCCTATTTTGATACTTATACTAAAGAAGTTAGATAATCATCAATCAATGATTTAATAGTCGGCTCCAAGCCGGCTTTTTTTGTTTTATCGATGAGCAAGCCATCTGTGCAAAAATGATATTTCATATCTCAAAGCGTCTAACCCATGATCGTGTTTTTTAATTGGTACATCTTTTCCGCTTGATTCGCTCCATCTATATTGGCGAAACTCTTTTAAAAGATTGACGCAATTATCATGTATGTACAAATGCGGCTTTCCTTCGGCATCGATGGCTAACCGTTCTTTAACTATGTTAATGGTTTCAGCTATACCCAACCATTTAGGAGCGGCTTTAGTTTCTATATTGCAATTTCTTGCTAAAATTAGTCTTCCGTCTTTTGATTCTGGATCAGCTACCGTCCATCTAAAAGGAAAGTATTTTTTAAATCGCTTCCTCAATTCCAAACCATTTTGCAAAGTAGTCCATTCTTTTTTATAGTATTCGTCGATAACATGAAGGGTGTCATCTTTTGGGTTCCATGCAAAAACCAAGGCGGCGAACGGATTTTTTACCCCGAAGTCAATAGACATATCGCGAGGCCAATCATCTGGTACTTTTTTTGATTTTATAACATGGATGTTTTTATTTAGTTCCGAATACACAACCCCTTGCTGATTTGTAAAATCACCGAACAATCTTGATTGTTTGGAAGCTTGAGACATAAATGCAACCGCTCGATTTAATTTAACCGAAGAGATCCAAGGATTATCTAAACCACTAATCGTGTGATTTACATAGCCATCGCCGGGTTCATCAATGAACAATCTAAAAGGCCAAGTCAATCCTTTTAAAGGTGTCATAGTTAGCAAAAGTTTTCCATGGGAATCGACGCACCTCATCAAGCATTCATTAAAAACGTCTTCCTTATGTTCCTCATCTAACCAAATCAATGATATGTCACCCCCGGCCCCTTGATACTTTTCTCTTCCAGCATCAGCCGACAAAGAGATAATTTTTCCGCCGTTAGGAAACTCAATTCTTGATCTTCCTGCACCTTGCCAATATTTTTCAATTGCATTTGATGGAAGGAATTTTGATATTTTTGGCCTAACATACATCAAAGCGTCATTATATGATAAAGCAGATGCCCAAACCGTTGACGGCTTTTTTTGTATTAAATCAGATGGTAAATTATTTATTTTTAACCATTCTCTAACCCACCATTGATTTGAACCGGCAGCAAAAGCAACTGCAAGCATTGCACCCACTTCGGTTTTCCCGGCGCGATTTCCCCCCGAAATCAAAGTAGCTTCCCGGCCCAAATTAAATAACGGCTCGACTTGCGATGTTCTTTTTTCTGTTATATCGCATTTGTCACAACGCCAAATCGAAGACCCAAGCCGGCGCATTTTTCCGCCACACCCAATTGGTCTTTTTGATTTTTTGGCTTCGCCGTCCCATCGATGGCAATAAGGTGTCCAAAGTTTACTTAATGCCAAGGGGTAATTTTTTGCAACATCAATAATTTTTTGACGCGCTTTAACCGCTTGAACTAATTTATCTTTATTGTTTGTCACTTGATTTTGCTATTGCTGCACGAACAAATGCGTCGACAGCTGATTGACCCCCCAGATATAAAGCTTGACAAAGTCCCGAAGTATAAACCATCGCAGATAAAACGCTTGAATCTAAGTTTGATCGGATGCCCATGCCAATCAAGATCAACCAAAGAAAGTTCCATATCATGGCAGCTATAAACTTTTTTGATTGAAGGGGTGTTTTTGCAATCCAAGATTTTTCATTTTTAGACATTTTTTATTCCTCATTAATATCTATTTTGGGGCCTTTTAATTTTTCGATCAAATCATTGGTTCGATTTAGTTCAGATAATAAACCATTCACATCAAGATCGATTGCCTCATTAATAACTTCTTCTTTAGGCGGTTGATTTACAGTGTAACCAAACCTTCTTTCTAATCGCCAACCGGCTGCACGCCAATCGGTTTCACTTGCCCTTGTTATAATTGCTAAATCTCTCAAGGCGCATAAACCTTCCGCCTTTTTTACCCGCTCGTAAAACTCTATAAATTGTTCATTGCCTTCCCTACCCATTGATAACCATGAGTACAAAGTAGCTACATGAATCCCGGCGGCTTGGGCTGCAATTTTTCGTGTTGCTCCAACTTCCATTGCCCGGCAAATTATATTCAGTGTTTCCTTATCTAATTTTGTAGGCCTTGCCATTTTTGCCTCTATTCTTTATTTTGACATGCATGATTTAAACGCGCTCTGATAATATCGACATATTTTGGATTCATTTCGATTCCTATAGATTTGATTCCTTCCTTTTCGGCTGCAACTAAAGTCGATCCAGATCCAGAAAATGTATCTAACAAGACGGCGTCTTTAGATGGCGGCATTCCAAGCCGGCATAACCAACGCATTAATTTAATGGGCTTAACGGTTGGGTGTATATTTTTTGATTCTTTTGATGTTCTACCAGTACCGGCCCTTGGGTTATTGATACCGGCTGAATCATCTTTTCTATTTAGCAATTGACCCGCGTTCATACCCGGCAGATCATCACAACCTTCTTCTCTTTCGGATCTTGATACTTTCGGACATTGATAAATATTCCCCGGCCATCTACCTTTTTCTGGTGCTTCATAATCAGGGGGATTCACGCTAAATCCTATATTTCCTTTTCTTATACCCCCTGCAACCGGATCGGGTTTATGGTTTGGTCCCGGCCAAGCTGGATCCCCATATTGCATTCTTGTTGCATCTATATTTAAAGAACCGGTTCCATGCTTGAGTATATTTTCGCAAACGCTTTTTTCTGATAAAGGTTTTCGTGCAAGGATTGCCGGCTCAAAGCATGGCTTCAAAGCAGTTCCATAACCGGCGTACTTTTTAGCATCTTCGGTTTTTGGTACTGTGACATCCCGGCTAACAAAATTAGTGGATCCGTCCATGTTCCAACCGGACATTTGATTGTGCTTAACGCCAACAACATCTCTTTCGGCCCCATGATAATTATCAATAGCTTTATCAATAGACATTGATTTTGGAAAACCGCTATAATACAACCAATTGATTGTATCTCTGATTTCGAATCCGGCAGATTCAACAACGGTTCCCAATCGATGAAAAGTCCGGGTTGCGCTAAATGCTATTAAATGTCCGCCGGGCTTTAGAACACGAAAACATTCCTTGGACCAATCATCTTTAGGCACGCTAACGTCCCATTGATTCTGCATAAAAGATAGACCATAAGGAGGGTCGGTCAAAATAAAATCGATTGACTCAGATTCAAAAGTTTTCATTACTTCAACACAATCGCCACAAATAACTTTATGATTGCCAATATCGATCCGATCGCCATTTTTAGTTATTGGCTCAACATCTATAGGCAATTGATCTTCATTAGATAGTTCTTCATCTTGATAATCATTTGATATTGGATCATCGAAAGTAGGAATATCAAAATCAATAATATCATCG